CAAGAATTAACAGCTTTTGCACAATCTGAAAATGAAGATGGCTCTTTAAAATATCCTTACTTTGAAAGAGTTAGACAGAATATGGCTCTATTGTTTCAAGCAGATCAAAATGGCACACTTACCTTAGAAAAGGCATATCATAAAGCAGTGTTACTTGATGATGAATTGGCAGCAGAGCAACAACAAGAATTACTTTTAAGGGAGAAGCTTAAACAACAAGAGGCTCTTGCTAAGGTAAAGAATAATAAAAAATATTCTCCTAATTCAACCAATAGTAAAAGGAATTTATCTGCTAAAGAAAAAAATGCTGAGGCGATTGCTAAACTCTTTGAATAGTTTTAAACATCTATTTTAATAATAATTTTAATAGATTTAAACAATGGCAAATCCTAATATTACGCAGTTATTGACAACAACACTCAATAACTACAAAAAAGATGTTACTGATAACATCTTAAACTTTCACCCTTTACTAATTAAATTAAACGATGCAGGAAATGTAGTTCGTGAGTCTGGTGGTGTAAACTTCAGAGAAAATTTAACTTATGCTTCTAATGGCACGGTTCAATTCCAAGGTGAATATGACACTTTTGACACTACCCCACAAGATGTAATTACTGCTGCTGATTTTGAGCAAAAAATTATTTCTGGTACAATTAGCATTTCTGGTAAACGAATGAAGCAAAACGCAGGAAAAGAGCAAATCGTAAATTTAATGGACGAACAAATTAAAAACTTAAAAAGTTCATTAAAAAACACTATTGGTACTGCAATTTATTCTGATGGTACTGGTTCAGGTGGTCAAGAAATCGGCGGTTTACAATTATTAGTTGCTGACGATCCAACAACTGGTACAGTAGGTGGAATTGACAGATCAACTACTGATGGTGCTTTCTTTAGAAACAAACTTTATGATTTTTCTGTTGAGTCTGTAACTAAATCAGCTACAACTATTCAGTCTGCTATGAACTCTTTATATAGAAGATGTCAAGCACAAGCTGGTGAGCAACCTGATTTAATTACTGCTGATGATGTGAATTTTGGCTTCTTTGAAGATTCTTTACAAACTATCCAAAGAATTTCTGACAGTAGATTAGGTAAATTAGGTTTCGATGTATTAAAGTACAAAGGAGCAGAGGTTTATTATGATCCAGAATGCCCAGCTAATCATATGTATTTCTTAAATACTAACCATGTTAAATTAAAGCATTTAGGCGACTTCTTAGAAGAAGGTGAGGTAACTAGACCAGTAAACCAGGATGTCTATGTATTACCAGTTACAGGTTTAATGAACCTTACTATTGATAATGCAAGAGTTCACGGTGTAATGATCGACTAATTAACAGGGAGGGTAAAACCTCCCACAATTTATTATAAATATGTCAAATTTTAAAAGTACAGAAATCACAATCTACAATCAAAAGATTGATGAAAATTCTTCAACTAAAAATGTGCCTTTAGGTACTATTATTAAAGCAATAGATAAAGATACTACTGATTATGGTGTTGGTGAGTTTATTTATCTAAAAGGCGTTGCTTCAACTGCTGTCGGTTCGGCTGTTATTTATAATGCTGATGACTTCTCAACAACTTTAGCACTTCCTAATGCTGTTGGCCCAGTAGCTTTTGCAATGGCTGCAACTGTTGCTAATGAATATGGTTGGTACCAAATCGGCGGTAAAGCTGTTGGCAAGGTTGGTGCATCTTTTGCTGATAATGCCGACTGTTACTTAACATCAACAGCAGGTACTATTGATGATGCTGATGTTGCTGGTGACTATATTAGAAGATGTAAAGGTGCATCTGCTATTGATACCCCTTCAACTGGTTTAGCTGAATTAGAAATTGCTAGACCTGAAGTTGCTGACGGTAAAGATAACTAATTTTAACTGCTAGGGGGTAACTCCCCCTAGTGCAATTATATATAATATGACTAAACAAAATTTTAAGAAAGGCGAAATTGTAACTTTAGATAGAGCAAGACATATCAAAGAGAATGGTTTTAATGTAGCGTTTTTTGAAAAAGAAATAGAGACTAAAAACAATGGCACAATAGTAAAAGAATATATTTCTATTTACGGGTCTAACGATAAATATACTAAATTAATCAGACCATCTGGCGAGCAAAAATTCGTCAAAAAGACAGGAGATAGTTTTTATATGCATGATAACGAAAGATTCTCAAATGCTTATGAAGTTTTTAAAAATCTAAAACAGTCTTTAAATAAAAAATAATGACACTATTAAGCATCGCCCAAGAGATATTGCAACAAACAAAATCTGCAACAATACCAAGTACGATTATTGGTAACAATCAACCTGTTGCTATTCAAATTTTGGAGGTGCTTAAAAGATCAATCGTAAATCTTTCAAGATCTTACGATTGGCAAGAACTAACAAAAGAATATAGTTTTAATGCAGTTGCATCTCAGAATAATTATTCATTGCCTACCGATTTTGACAGGATAATTAATAATTCTTTCTGGAATACAACCGACAAAGAAGAAATGATTGGTTCTATATCTCCAGAAGATTGGAGGGAGCTTGTCAATAGTACTGTTGGCTCTGGTGCGGTCAATGAGTATTACAGGTTTAGAGGTGATGAAATATTAATATTTCCTACCCCAACCAGTACAGATGGTTATGTATTTGAGTATATAAGCAAAAATATTGTTAAAAGCAGTGGTGGAACTGGTCAAACTGGCTGGCTTGCTGATACCGATGTCCCTGTAATAGATGAATTTATATTAAAATTAGATGCAACCTGGAATCTTCTTAAGGTACAAGGTAGACCTTATGCAGAAGATCAAAGACAAGCAAATTTAGCTTTAGCTGAAAGGGTGGGAATAAATGCTGGTAGGCATACCATAAGACATTCAGTTACAAGGCTTAGAAATGGTAAAATTGGTTATCCTGAAATTATAAATCAATCATAATGGTATTAGAGTTATTAAGACAATATCCAGGACTACAACAAGAAAGAGTAGGGCAAGCATTAAGAACTAATGTCGCTGCTCCAACTGGCGGTCTTAATACTCGTGACTCATTATCTCAAATGGAAGCAACTGATGCTCCAGAAATGAAAAACTGGTTTCCATCTCAAGGCAAAGTAGTAACAAGAAAAGGTTATTCAGTATATGCAACAGGATTAAATGGTAATGTTGAGACTTTAGCAGAATTAAGAGACGGCACAACTAAAAAATTTATTTGTGCAAATTCAGATGAGATAAACGATGTTACAAATCCTGCCTCAATATCTAATTTAGGATCAGGTTTTACAAATGCTAGATGGCAGACTGTTAATATGAATGGTAATCTATTATTATTTAATGGAGCAGACACACCACAAGTTTATGACGGATCAACATTAAGCAATTCAACCATACACAGTTCAGGATTAACACCGTCAGAATTAGATGGTTGCAATGTACATAAAAATAGACTCTATGTTTGGTCAACTGATGACTCTTGTTTTTATTACGGATCTACAAATGCCATCCAAGGTTCATTTCATAAGTTTGATCTTGCTGGCATAGCTCCTTATGGAGGTAATTTAATTGCAATGGCGACTTGGAATCACGATGGCGGTGATGGACTAGATGATTATGCCCTTTTCATAATGTCTAGTGGCACTGCATTATTATATGATGGTTCTAATCCTTCAAGTGCCAATGATTGGAATTTAATTGGTATATATAAAATAGGTGAGCCATTAAGTGTAAGATCGGTTGTAAAAGTGGGTGGGGATGTTGCGATAATGACAAGACCTGATTTTGTTTTCTTTTCAGAAGTATTTAAGAATGGTGGTGCAGTAACTTCTCAAACTAAATTGTCTGGTGCCGCCTTAGACTCTGCCAATGCTTATTCTTCAAATTATGGTTGGGAGGTTGTTTTATATCCAAAAGCTTCTATTGGTGGTTGGTTGTTTTTTAATGTGCCAGTAGCAACTAATACAACTTATATCCAATATGGACTAAATACAATTACAGGAGCAGGATTTGAGTTTTCAAATATGAATGCTAGGACTTGGGGATTATATGATAATAACTTGTATTTTGGGGAAAATGGGTCTATAATGAAAGCGGATGATGGCTTAAATGACAATGGGAGCAATATCCCTTGCACAGTACAGGCTGCTTATTCTGATTTAGGCTCTCCACAAGAAAAAGTGGTAAATGAGTTTAGAAATGTAATCAATGTTGATGGTAATGTTGTTTTAAATACTATAATTAGTTTTGATTATGGCTCTAGGGCAGTTAGTCAAGATGTTAGTAGTGTTTCATCTGGCACTCCTTGGGGATCTCCTTGGGGTTCGCCTTGGTCTCCTGTAAGTGCAATTAGAAATGAACTAGTTGTAACTTCTGGAGAGGGTGTAGCTTTAGGAATGAAAATATTTGTTGCCTTAAATGGTCAACAGCTTAGTTGGTACAGAACCGACTATAGTGTAACAGTTAATAATATTTTATAATGGGGATTGGTAAAAGTTTTAAAAAAGCAGTAGGGAAAGGAGTTAGGAGTGTATCAAAAGCAACAGGTTTAAACCCTACTATGTCAGGTGCTTTAATAGGTGGGGTATTAACTCCATTAACTGGTGGAGCATCTTTAGCTGCAGGGACTGCACTTGGGGCAGGATTAGGAGCTGCAGCAGGAAGATTTGGTAAAGTAGGGGTAAAGCTGGCACAGGCAGGAGCAACTCCTGAACAAATAACAACAGCAAATTTATTTTCTAAACTATCACCAGAACAACAAAAAGACTTACTATTAAATAATCCTAATATCGTTGGTCCAGGAGGAATGCAAATATATGACCCCCTAACCAATACAGTAAGAATCGAGGAATCACCTTTCCAGCAAGAGCAAAGAGGGAGGCAGGAGGCATTGGCAAAAAGTCTTTCATCTCAATTACAGGGAATAGAACTTCCAGGCACAGACCCATCAGCAAGATTTGAACAAGGCAGACAATTACTAGAGCCAGCTTTTACAGAACAAAGAGAGCAATTAGAACAATCTTTAGCAGATCGAGGCATTCCAGCAGGGAGTGAGGCTTATGCAAGAGAATTAGACAGGTTGCAACAATCACAAGGTAGGCAATTACAACAATTATCTTTTGAATCAGTGCAAACAGCAGAAGCCCAAAGATCGGCAAGATTTAATGAATTAGCATCTTTACTTGGTCAAGCTCAAGTAGGTGGAGTAGGTTTTGGACAATTCCAACCTCAATTTAGTGGTTTAGATTTATTCGGTGCAGAACAAGCTGGCTTAAATAGAGCTTTTCAAGCAGAGCAAGCTAGAAAAGACAGAAGTGCAACACAAAGAGCTGCTTTAATTGGGGGTTTAGGAAAGATTGGTAGTGCTTTAATAGGAAGTGGTTTGTTTTAAATTGTATAGGAACTTTATAAATAATTATGGCGATAAATAGAGAATTACTACAAAGAGAATTAAAAAGAGCAGGACAAATAAGACAGGCTGCTGCAAGTGGAGAAGGTTTTGACCCTAGAGGCGGTTATGGAGTATTAGCTGCACAATTAGGAACTGCTGCAATAGGTGCTTATGCTGAAAAAAAAGCAAGGGATAAATTAATGGCAGAAAATGAAAGAAGAAAGCAAAAAATGGGCTTGTTATTAGAGCAAAAAGGTATTTCATCTGAATTTGCTGATTTATTATCGCCAACAAGTCAAGATGCTTTAGTGCAACAAATTATTAAATCTGAATTAACTCCACCTACTGCACCAAAATATGATATAAGAGAAAGTGAAGGGGGTTTTGTAAGGATTGACCCACAAACTGGAACAGCAGAACCAATAAAAACTACACAAGGCGAGCAATTAAGAAGTAAGGCAAAGAAGGTTAAAACTGAAGAATTAAAATTATCAGAAGGGCAAAAAGCAACTGACAAAGCTTTTGCAGAAGAATATGTAGAATTTAAGGCAAAAGGAGGGTATGCAGATAGTCAAAAACAAATATCACAATTAAAAGGAGTAAGAGACGAACTCTTAAAGATTGCATCTGGAGAAAGTAAGAAAAATTTATCAGGTCCTGGGTTCGTTTTTGTACCAGATAAAATAATAGCATTTACAAACCCAGAAGCATTATCTACAAAACAAAGGGTTGAGGAGGTTGTCCAAAGAAATTTAAGGTTAATTCTTGGTGCTCAATTCACAGAAAAAGAGGGTGAAAGATTGATAGCTAGAGCTTATGATGAAAGATTAAGCGAAGCAGAGAATGCTAAAAGACTAAACGCTTTAATTGACCAAATGGAAAAGGCAGCAAAATCAAAAGAAAGTGCCGCAAAATACTTTGAAAAAGAAGGAACTTTAAGAGGTTGGAAAGGTAAAGAATATACTTTATCTGATATAGAACAGAGCTTCAATAAAAAATTCGGTATAAAAGAAGAAAAGAAAGTTAGTGATACATTAAAAAGTAACGAACCACCAACAACAGGAGGTAGTAATATAATTGATTTTAATGATTTGTAATGCCTGATATAAGATTACCAGATGGGAGAATAATTAAAAATGTGCCAGAAGGTACTACCAAAGAGCAGTTGACACAAAAATTAATCAACAAAGGGTTGTTAAGTGGTCAGGAAGATTTTATTCAACAAGACAAGTCTTTACTTTCAAAAATAGGAACTGCAACAGTAGAGGGTTTGGCAGGATTTACAGAAGGATTAGGTCGTGCGGCAGTAGGTGCAACTCAATTAGGAGCTGAACTATTGGGACAAGAAGAATTTGCAGGAAAGATAGGGCAACAAATAGCAAAAGAAAAAGAGTTAGAAAAAGATGATTCAACAGCAAGAAAGGTAGGTCGCTTTATTGGTGGCATTGCTCCAGCTTTGCCAGTAGGTGCAGGAATGGGATTAATAAAAGGCGGTATTGCAGGAGGTGCGGCAGCAGAACTTATACAACCAACAGAAGAGGGAACAGCAAAAGAAAGAGTGGGGCAAGTAGCATTAGGTGCAGGGTTAGGTGGTCTAACTGGTGGAGCTTTACTTGGTGCAGGCAAAACAATAAAAGGCACAGCAGGATTAGTAAAAAGACAAT